CTTAGGCATGAAGTTTGAAGATCGCACTGAGCCTTTTGAGGGCGCATCTGGTGTTATTCATCCGCTGCTTGCCGAATCTGTTACACAGTTTCAAGCGCAGGCTTACAAAGAATTGTTACCGCCTGGTGGCCCTGTTAAGACCACGGTGGTTGGTTTCGCTACGCCTCAGACGGGTTTGCAAGCGGCTCGTGTTCAAGAGTTCATGAACTATCTGATCACTCAGGAGATGAAAGAGTACGATCCTGAGACTGATCAACTGTTGTTTTATTTACCACTGTCTGGCAGCGCGTTTCGCAAGGTTCACTTCGACCAGTCACTAGGTCGCCCTGTTTCTCGTTTCATACCATCTGAAAAGCTGATCGTGCCCTACGGCACCACCAGTCTTGATGACGCTGTTCGCATCACGCATGTAATTGACATGTCGATGAACGAGGTGCGCAAACTGCAGCAGACTGGGTTCTACCGCAAGACTAAGGTTTCTGGCGAGTCTGATGATACGTCTTACTCATCGACTGACGTTGAGCAAGAGATCGATGAACTGCAGGGAGTAAAACCATCAGGTGGTTCTAGCGATTACGAAGCAGAGCTCATGGAAGTTCATGTTGAGCTAGATATACCAGGATTTGAGGATAAAGATGCGCAAGGCCAAGACACAGGTATCAAGCTTCCCTACATCGTTACTTTACTCCCTAAGCAAAACACTATCCTTTCGATCCGCAGGAACTATGTCGAAACGGACGCTATGCGCCGTCGCATTGACTATTTTGTGCATTACAAGTTTCTGCCAGGTGTTGGCTTTTATGGTTTTGGTCTGACCCACATGATTGGTGGATTGTCTCAGGCATCCACCTCTATCCTGCGCCAGCTGATCGACGCTGGCACATTGGCAAACCTGCCTGCAGGATTCAAAGCGCGTGGTATCCGCATTCGTGATAGCGATGTGCCACTGCAGCCCGGTGAGTTCAGAGACATGGACGCACCTGGTGGCTCCCTGCGCGATGCCTTGATGCCACTGCCTTTCCAAGAGCCTAGCGGCACTTTGCTGCAGTTGCTTGGCATGTTGGTTGAAGCAGGCCGTCGTTTTGCTTCTGTAGGCGATATGCAGGTTGGTGACGGTAATCAACAGGCGCCTGTCGGCACTACGATTGCGTTACTTGAGCGCGGCACCAAGGTGATGAGCGCGATACACAAGCGCATGCACTACAGCCAAAAGATTGAGTTCAACCTGCTGGCAAGAGTGATCAAAGAGTCACCGATACAGGCGTATCCATACCAAATAGCCAGTGGTCAGCAGCAGTTGTTACCGCAGGATTTTGATGATCGTATCGACATCATTCCTGTATCTGACCCCAACATCTTCTCCATGAGCCAGCGTGTCATGCTTGCTCAAGAGATGATGCAAATGGTTCAAGGGGCGCCTGAGATCCATGGTCCGATGGGCATGTACGAGGCGTATCGTCGTTTGTATGAGGCGATGGGCGTACAACAGATAGAGCAGTTGTTGCCCCCACCTCCGCAGCCACAGCCAATCTCACCTGCCATGGAGAACGCTGGTTTCTTGCAAGGCCAGCCTGCACAAGCTTTTGAAAATCAAGATCACGATGCGCACATACAGGCGCACCTAACGCTTCTCAAGTCACCTATCGTCGCCGCTATGCCTCCTGGTCAAAGCCCTGTGGCTGCTATGATTCAAGCGCACATATTCCAGCATGTTGACTTCAAGGCTCGCGAGATGGCGCAACAAGATCCAGAGATTCAACAGATGCAGCAACAAATGCAACAAATGCAGCAGCAGTTCCAGATGGACCCCATGTTGGCTCAGCAAGGCGAGCAGCAAATGATGCAGATGCAACAACAGATGCAGCCGATTATGGAAGACAAAGTCGCTCAGATTACAAATCAACTTCTAGAGCAGTTAGCACCAGAACTCATGCCGCCTCAACAACAACCTGAAGATCCGCTTGTTGAGCTAAGAGCTAGAGAGTTGGATATCAAAGAGGCGGATCTACAGCGAAAAGCAAGTGAAGCTGATAGGCGTATCGAGCTTGAGGCAGAGCGTATAGATAACAACGCTGATCAAGCAGAGGATCGTTTAGATCTTCAAGAAGAGCTTGCGATTATGAAAGACAAGGTTGCTCGTGAGCGAATAGGCTTGCAGAGATCTGCGCAAATGGCTAAAACTGCAGAAAATATTACGAAAGATTTTTTCAGAAGGTAAATCAAAAGAGGGATTTACAATGAGTTCAGTAAGACAGAAGATGGCTGCAGTTCAAAAGGCCGTCAACAAAGCAGAAGAAAGGCTGCGACTTGGTGAAGAACCAACGCCTGCACCTGTTGAACAAAAGGTTGAGGAAGTTGCGGAACCAACACCAGAAAAGAAAGCAGCACCTAAAAAGAAGGCTGCTCCAAAAGCCAAAGCCAAGGCTAAAGCTAAATCAGCACCAAAAGGCAAGAAGTCATGATCAAGCGTCAAACGAGTTTTCCCCAGCCTAAAGTCACCGATAGCAGCGTTTCTATCAAAGACCAAGGCACCGTGAACTATGCAAAGAGCGAGTCTGTAGCCACGCCTACTTCTTCTGCCCCTTATGGTGCAGGTGAAATGCGCGGTGGTGGCGCAGCGATTCGCGGTAAAAAATTTAGCGGAGTCTACTAATGAGCGCACTGCCATTAGACGGTTCAGGTTTTCTGCGAGATATAGGATACCGAATGGACGGTCAAAGAATGGGCACCCTTGGCGGAACCGGCTTTGGTTTTAATCCATTAGGTGCCGCAGGGCCGGGTGGCTCCATGTACGGTGGAGGCTTCCGTGGAGGCTTCGGTGGAGGCTTTGGCAGAGGCTTTGGCGGAGGCTTTGGTTCACAGCCTAGGCCTATGCCTAGACCACCCATGTTCGGCGGCGGCTTTGGCGGTGGATTCGGGGGGTTCCCTGGCGGTGGATTCGGCGGCGGCTTCGGTATGCCACAGCAAAACTTCCCTGGTATGGGTGGCGGTATGCAGATGCCCGGCATGGGAGGCCCAGCTTTTCCTCAACAACAGTTTAATTTTCCGCAGCAGCCTATGTTTGGCGGTGGATTTGGTGGTGGATTTGGTGGAGGTTTTCAACCCGGAAGGCCCAGACCGCCTATGTTCGGTGGGGGTCAACCCCCAATGCCAGGTATGTTTGGCGGCGGCCCACCTCCGATGCCGGGTATGTTTGGCGGTAGATTCCAAACTCAAGGGCCACAAATATTACAAGCGCAACAACAAGCAGCGCAACAACAACCAGAAGGCGGAATGTTTGGTGGCCGCCCGCCTCGAATGCCATCTGCTGGACAACTTCAACAAATGGTGGGCGGAATATTTGGTAGGTTTTAATTATGCGTGGCGGAAGACGAAGCAGAATTAGAAAATCAGTTAGTGCGGCTCCCACTAGGCGCCGTGTTCGCTCTGTGCCTAAGCCAAAAGCTCCGACAAGAAGAATATCTGCTCCAGTAATACCTCCTGATATCATGAAGCAGATACAGGATCGAATACAATCTTTACCTAAAAAAGCTCCAGCCAAAAAGACGAAGCCAGTCGCTCGTCGTAGACCTGCTGTGCAGCCTGTGCGCAAAAAGCCTGCAGTTAAGAAACCTGTCGCTAGAAAGAAAGCGCCTGAGATAAACATCACTGCAGATGTCCCTGAAAGCGTTCGCAAAAGAATTCAAGACATGATTGCTTCAGGCCGAATCAAAGCACCCATGACTCCGAGCAAGATTTCGCCTAAGAAAGCTGAGCCTAAGAAAGCTGAGCCTAAGAAAGCTGCACCTAAGAAAGTTGCAGTAAAAAAGCCTGCTTCAACTGAACCCAAGCAGCAAACCCAAGCGCAAAAAACTTCATCACAAGCACCTGCGAGACAAACACCCGCACCACAGGCTCCTACGCCACCTGCGACTCAACAGCAAACTGGTGGTGGTTCTTTTGAGTCAGATTATATTGATTGGTTAGAATCTAAGCCTTCAGGCCCACCAAGAAGGCCTAAAGGCATGGGCGTTGCAAGCAAAAGCTATCAGGCAAAAGTAAAGAAATATAAAACTGATATGGCCAAGTGGGAAGCTAGTAAGCCATCGAGGCTAATGTACACTGCACCTACGCCTGCGCCAGCACCTACGCCTGCACCAGCACCAACACCTACTTCAGCACCTGCGCCAACGCCTCCTGCGTCTGATCCGCCAGATAAGTTTGAAGGCAGGTATCGGCCACCAACATCGCCCGTGGGCACGCCAGATTCTTTGATTCCCAGCAACATTGTTGGGCAGTCTTTCAATCCTTATTTGGCGTCGTTTGCTGGCGGGCAACAAAATCCATATCAAAGTTCATTTATGGCTCCGCAACAGCAGCAACCTAGCAGCACGTTTGGCGGTTATGGGCAACAAGCTCCTATGTTTGCAATGGCGCCATACGCAGGATTAGCTCAGTTTCAACCTATGCCAATAGATTTCTTCCCAAGCTATGTGCCAAGGCCAGACCCAATCTACGAGACAGTGCCCTTCCCTATGCCAGAGCCTCAACCTGATGCAGAGCCTGTTATGGTTGCACCAAGGAGAACCCCGATGATGACAAGGCCTAGTGCAAGGATGGGGGCTCCTTTAGGACGAGATCAAATTACAGAATTTCTTCCATATCGTTAAATGGATTCACTGTCTCTCG